ATTATAATAAGAAATTCCGGAAAATACCCCGAACCCCGTACTTTTCTCCTATTCGGTACTATAGCGTATATCATCATGTATATATGTAATCTTATATGTATATATCATTTGTTAGGGGTAGGGGGTATATATAGTATAACTATAAGTAATATAAGAGGTTTTTTGATACCCCGTACAAATACCCCGTACATCCTGTACGGGGTTATAATTTACGCTGGCGTTTCTGTCAGAACTGTGGCATTATCGCGACATGTGATTATCATTGCGCGAGTTTGAAAACATGGTGGCTAAAAAAAATGAATTCGGGCTGACTGAAAAACAAGAAAAATTCGCCCAAGAATATATTCGATGTAAAAACGCTTCACAGGCATATCGTAATTCTTATAATGCCGGAACAATGTCGGATAATGTTATTAACGTTAAAGCTTGTGAAGTTTTAAAAAACGGTAACGTGGCGGTAAGAGTGAATGAATTACGCGGTGAAATTAAAGAACGACATAATATAAGCGTGGATTCTCTTATTAAAGAATTAGAGGAAGCAAGACAAATTGCATTATCCGCGGCAACACCTCAAACTGGTGCGGCAGTTACAGCAACGATGGGTAAAGCTAAATTAACCGGATTGGATAAACAAATTATAGAAATATCCGGAGAAATATCGACGCGTAAGGTTTTAAGTGATTTTTATGCAGCCAACACTAAACCCTAACCTTCGAGAATTTTGGGAAACGCGGGAAACACCCGAAGGTGTACCAATTCGCTTCCGTACGCTCTATGGTGGACGTATGTCGAGCAAGTCGCATGATGTAGCGGGTATTGCTATAGCACGCGCAAATCACCATACAGAGCGTTTCCTGTGTTTACGTATGTATCAGAACAGAATTGCGGATAGTGTGTATACACTGCTTAAAGATAAAATTGATTATTTTGGGTTGAGTAAATACTTTAAAATATATTCAGACGCGATAGAACATAAAAACGGATCTATATTCAGATTTTACGGAATGGCGCGTAATGTCGACGAAATAAAATCATTCGAAGGTGCCACTGTGGCATGGATTGAAGAGGCGCATAATTTAACTGAAAATATGTTTAAAATTATCCGCCCTACAATTATGAGAAATGACAACGCGGAAATATGGACAACATTCAACCCTAAATTAGCCACAGACTTTGCATATAAGCGTCTCGTATTAAATCCACCAACCGGTACTATTGTTAGACAGATTAACTACGTTGATAATCCTTTTTTATCTGACACGGCAATCGCGGATATTGAATCATCGAAATTAGAAGACTTTGAAGAATTCCAGCATGTGTATTTGGGTATACCGTTAGATAACGATGACAGGGTTGTAATTAAACGCTCGTGGTTACAAGCCGCTATTGATGCTCATTTGAATGTCACACCGCTCAACGGCGTGTGGACGGGTAGCCCTACAGTAGGTTATGACGTGGCGGATGATGGCGATGATAAGAATGCCACGGTGGTTATGAGTGGCTCAGTATGCGTGCATTTGGACGAGTGGAAAGGTGGGGAAGACGAGCTCCGCGAATCAGCCGCCCGTGTGAAGATGGTCGCGGAGTCACATAGTGCGTCTTATATCGGTTATGATAGTATCGGTGTAGGTGCTGGAACTGGTTCACATCTAAACTCGCTCGGCTGGCGTAACCACTTCAAATTCAACGCCGGTGGTAAAGTGAGCGACCCAAAAAAATATTACAGCTCAACAAAAATAACCAACGAAGATTTTTTTTCAAATTTAAAAGCTCAAACGTGGTGGCTTACAGCAGATCGGTTTCGTAATACCTTTCTAGCCGTCACAAAAGGGCAAGATTTCCCTGCTGACCAGATGATAAGTATATCCAGCGATATAGATTCTAAATTGATGGAAAAATTAATTGATGAATTATCCACCCCAAAACGCGATTTTGACAATAGCGGTAAAGTCAAGGTAGAATCGAAAAAAGACCTTGCCAAACGTGAAATAAAATCACCGAACATCGCCGACGCATTCATAATAGCAAATAGTCGCGGATTATTGGCGCGCCGTTCACTAAGAGAAATATTATGAAAGAAAATACAGCCGATGGACTCGTCAATGTTGCTAGCGGTTTAGGAACTGAAAAAGCTAAACGTTCACATAATACTTTTCAGTATTCGACGCTGAATACCTGGCAACAGTGGGATGCTGCTTATCAAACCAATTGGCTTGCACGCCAAATTGTGGACATTCCCGCCGAGGATATGACGCGCGAATGGCGTTCCATAAAGTGTGACGGCGCGGAAGATATACGAATCGAAGAAGACCGATTAATGATACCCAGTCTTGTGCATGAAGCGGAGTGCTGGGCAAGGTTGTATGGCGGTGGCGGTATTTTAATGATTACAGGTCAAGACCTAACAAAACCGCTGAATGTAAACGCCATTAAAAAAGGTGGTTTGCAACGTTGTATCGTATTCGACCGTTTTGATATGCAAGCCATGACACTAAATACGTGGAATGTGTTGGCTGCTAACTATTTACAGCCGGAATTTTACACCATCACCGGCGGCGCGCAACAGATTCATTGGTCGCATTTTGCACGATTTAATGGCGCACTATTACCGCGGCGACAGATGGTACAGACTCAGGGATGGGGGGATTCGGAGTTAAGGAAGTGTTTGGATGATATTATGGACTTGGTCGCATCCAAAGACGGTATAGCCGAGCTGATGCAGGAAGCTAATATCGATGTGATTAAGCGTGTGGGATTAAGTGAAGAATTAGCGTCCGACCAAGATGATGAAATCATGAAACGATACTCGGTATTTAGTCTCATGAAATCCACAATCAATATGGCGATTCTGGACGGCGATGAGACGTTAGACCGCCAGACGCTTAGCTTGGGGGGTGTGGCACCCATTATCGAGGTTTTCATGACTTGGATAAGTGGAGCGGCTGATATACCACTTACACGTATATTCGGTACGTCTGCGAAGGGTTTGAATGCCACAGGTGACGGGGATTTGCAGAATTACTACAATTCCCTTCGCTCCAAGCAGCTTACGCGGCTTGACCCAGCCATGCGCAGACTCGACGAAGTGCTGGTGCGTTCAGCGCTTGGGTACTGGCCGGACGATTACAACTACGTGTGGAATCCGTTATCGCAGCCGAACCATGTCGAAGCTGCTACAGCGGCTAAAATACTGGCAGACCGCGACAATATTTATCTGGAGCGCGGAGTTGTGCAAGTATCGCAGATTCAACGCAATTTACAAGCTAACGAAACTTATCAGTATAACGATGAAGACATTAAAGAACTGGAAGAACTGGAAAGCGCAAATATATTTGAAGAGCCTGTACAACTTGACAAGCGTGAATAATTGATTTAATGTTATCACACTGCAAGAGCATACGTAGAAGGCGCAAATCAGATACTGGCCGTTCTGCGCTGGGCAGTCAGATGGCTGATCATCTGTCGGGTAGTTACGACAATTGTCGGTTTCCCAATCCACCCCTGTATTGAGGAAATGCTGCGGCTACCCACCAATGTTTGTTACCGGGGGTTGAACTATCAATCTCACCCAGCCTGAGAGCGGGATAACCAAAGGTATAGACCGGAAAATTTAAAGATCGTGTCAGATTAATCTCCGAAAAGCTGGTGGCTTGCTCCGCGAAGAACGGCCACCAGCTATTTGTTAGCTATTGGGCGCTCTCACTGAGATATTTGAGGGCGCTTTTATCTTTACTTACTATCCCGCATCGCTTGGTTTAATTTATTAAACACGTCGCGAAACGTACCAAATTGTTCTTTGGGTATTTTATTCAGATAACGGTATGTAATCGTTCCTGTTTTTTCATCTAGGACAATCCTACCGCCCTCCACACCCACGACAAAAAAGAAACGTGGAAATTTACGCCATTGTGTGATTAGTCCGTCATCTATAGCTTTCTGAATGTAATCCGGAATATTTATTGACTCGACATCTATAATCTTACCCTTTTCTATATCGATAGCGTCTTTCGTCTTTTGAATACTTTTTTCAAGTGTCCGAAGTGAGTCATTCTGTTTTTCCCATTTGTTCAGCGTTGCCCGACCATTGCGCTTGTCATTGAGTGGTTGACCGTTTGCCATCCTCACTGTGTCGATGTGATTCTGTAATTTAGCGTCAAATAATGCTTCTTTTTTAAGTAGAGAGGCTTTCAATATTTCTAATCGTTTGGTCATTTTATTATTTCCTCCGTGTGTTATCATATTATTAATAATATCCTATACTGACGGTGCTGTCAATATGAAACTATCGGGAATTCAGTACAACGTTGTGTTGCAGCGAATGATTAAGACGTTGAAGCGTGATATAGACGCGGAAATAGTACCGCTTGTACGTCAGTACGCAGACGAGACGACGCTAGATAGCTCACCTGTGGTCACAGTTGACGCGTGGAGTGACGTTATAGCCGCGGCATTGACAAGACTTATAGACCGCTGGGACAGCTCTTATTACGGGAGTATAGCGAACGACATCGCTACCAATTTTGTTACTACAGTGATGAAACGTAATAAAAAGTCATTTGGGTTTGATGTGTTTCAAAATTCGCAAGAGTTGATTGATTATATGAAAGCTGCGAGTTGGCAAAATGCACAGTTGATAACGTCGATTAATTCGCAATATTTGACGCAGGTTAGTAATATTGTAATGGGTAATATGCGTCAAGGTATGCGCCCGTCGTATATCGTAGAGCAACTACAAGAACAATATGGAATAACACAAAGACGGGCGAAAATGATAGCGCGTGACCAGACTGCAAAAATAAATGGGGAAATTACAAAACTCAGACAACAGCAGGCAGGTTTTAAGTATTTCCGGTGGTTGGATAGTCACGATCAGCGTGTACGGCACCGCCACAACGAAATAGCCAACAAAATGACGCCATACGGTAAAGGTGTGTATAAATGGTCAGAATTGCCGTTGAGCGACAACGGCGAGCCGATACAGCCGGGTAGTGATTTCCAGTGCTTCACTGGTGGATCACCAGTGAACGTCTTTTACGGTGCACGAAAATTGTTTAGGCACTGGTATAGCGGCGAATTGACCACGATCGTTACGGATACGGGAAAACATATTGTATGTACATCTAATCACCCTGTGCTCACGGATGGGGGATTTATTCCCGCTAACCTCGTAGATGTGGGCGATAATATCATGTATGTTCCCGATCAGACCATCGACACCCCTAATGGAAAGGCCAATACTTCTAATATTATTTTCAGCAAACTTTTTGAAACGGGTCAATTGATCGGTGTTGTTGGTGAATCTACTAGTACTTTCGGTAGTGATTTCCACGGCGACATTGTTAAAGACGAGAAAATCAATATTATAACCTTCGATTGGGAATTGCCATGTGTAGGGAATGTTATTGATATCCAAGAATTTTTTAAACTGTTTTTCTCCCGTACCGATCAAATGTTCATAAATGTTGATACTCCTACTTTGAGAGATTTTGAGTTTGTGATCCAAGGACTTACACTTGCCCCTGACAGCATTGTGAGCAGCGTTGGTAAGTTGTTGTCTATTGTAACTGCTGGTCTTACTCATCCTGATAAACATTGCTTCACTTCGGTTGGGTTGCTGTATGCCAGCCTCATTGAGAATACGAGTAATCACGTTTCTAGAAGTATTGAATTTTTCAGCAATTGCTTTAATGCTGATATTGGAATCCAGCAACAGTTGAATATCTTCAATAGGTATATGTTGTCGATTGTGCGCTTTTATTTTGGCGCGGGGAATCTTGAAACCCCTGGAGCGAACGACTTTGCTAATTGCATTAGCATTACATCCGAAATGTCGCGCAGTTTCGGCAATACTATTACCGTTGACCATGAACCGGTACGCGTTGTTAATAAACTCGTCAGTGAATTTAGCGGCCATGTTTATAATCTCGAGATGGAGAGAGGTTTATTTGTATCACACAATTTTGCCGTAAGTAATTGTCGATGTGTAGCTATTGCGGTTAGTGACGCCGCTGTAGCAGCATTTCAAAAAACCGGAAAATAGCGACAATTACTATTATTGGCATGAATGTTACTATCAGCCAGCTCATTACAGGAATATACCAGTCGTATTTCCCGGGTATATAAGACGCTATAGATGTTATTGTGGTCATAAGTACCCATAAAGTCATAATAAATGCAAGCATGTTTGACACTCCTTAAATGCGTGTTATTATACACGTGATAATACGACGGATAAATTTATGCAAATTTTAGTTAACGATCGAAAATCGTATTCAATCACTCATCGAGAATATACCGACGAGGGGTTTTTGCGTGTGCCCGGTAATGTTGCTCGTAGCGGTATACAAGAGTATTTGGCTAGCGAATTACGTTTATCCGGCAATCCGAATCGTATCGTTAAAGTTTATCGTCCACCAGATGAAGTTTTTAATTCCGACTCCCTTACCTCTTATGATGGAGTGGATATTACTATAAATCACCCTGACGGACTTGTCAACAGTAAAAACTTTAAAAAAGTATCCGTCGGATTTATCCGCGGCGATGGCAGGCGTACAGATGACGACCATGTACAGTGTGACCACATTATTAAAGCTCAAGAGGCCATCGACGCGATAAACAGCGGTAAATGCGAACTATCTGCGGGATACAAGGCCGTTTACGACCATTCTCCGGGTGTTACAAGCGACGGGGAAGAGTACGAGTACATACAACGTCAGATTAGAATTAACCATGTAGCAATTGTAGACCGTGCCCGTGCTGGTGCGACTGCAAGGATTTTTGATACCCACCCAACTGGAGGCAACATAATGCCTGTAATGATCACAATTGATAGCGGTCGAAGCATTGATGTTGCCGACACTGCAAACGCGCAACTTGTAGCAGACGCATTTGATCGGCTATTTGCACGCGTAACAACTGCTGAGGCCGCGCAACAAACCGCTCAGGCCATTGCAGATTCACTCACTGCACAAATGACAGAGCTTAAAAATGTATCCAGCGACGCAGCCATTACCGCTCGTGTCAAGGAAATTGCAACCTGTCAGATGACAGCTCGTAAAATTTGCGGTAAAGATTTTACCTGTGATAGTGCAGACCCAATTGAAATCATGCGTTCTGCTCTTAGTGTGAAAATGCCTAAGCGCGACTGGGCAGATAAGGCCGGCGCATACATTCAAGCCTCTTTCGATATGGCAGCAGAAACAGAGGAAGAAGAAACAAAAGACGCCGCAGCACAGCTTGTACAAGTAGCAGCCGATGCAGCTCGCGGTAATCCTCAGACTAAACAATCGCCTTACGAACTACGTAAAGCACATTTGTCAAACGCTTGGAAGGGGGCGAAATAATATGACCGTACAATCCTCAAAATCTTATTCGTTAACGCACAGTGCCGGATATGAAGGCATGTTGGTGGATCAGCAGTTGTCGAACATTGTTTCACGAACAAACATGGGTACGACAACAATCCCCTTTGGTCGCGCGATAGTGTCTCAAGGAGAGCGCGGAGGAATATTACCTGTAAGCGGATCGACCTTTGCGCAGTTCGTGGGTATATCACATCGTGAGTTGACTCGAGCATATAAAGAAGGTGAGACATTCGGGGCGATAGCTAACGCCGATTTCGCAGTTGTTACAATGGGTATAGTATATATCAAAGCTGTAGTCACTGTGAGACGAGATGAGTTGGTATATATGTTACTTGCCGACGGCACATTTACAAATGTGGCCACGGGTGCGATTCTCATCACCAACGCAAAATGGATGTCTAACACTACGGCTGGTGGTATGGGTGTAATTTCTTTGGGTCTTGGGGGCTAATATGCATATTGTAACAGTTAACGATAGTGCGACAGGCGAATCGTATCAGTACGACGCAGACATGGTAATCAATAGTGCCGACGCGGGTCTTGCTTTTTACATCAGCCAGCTTAGCGTTCTTGAATCAAAAATTTATGATGTTAAGTACGGTAACATCATTTACCAAGACCTTATTCCGGTCGATACTTCAGATCCTGAGTGGGTTGACAGCGTCAGTTACATCAGTTATGACGCTGTAACGATGGGTAGGTTTATCGCCGCCAACGGCAAAGATTTACCACAGTCTGACATCGAGGCAAGCATTTCGGAAATCAGGATTGGTTACGCCGGTAACAGTTACGGCTATACAGTCGAAGAGCTACGTAAGTCTCAGCAAATGCGCATTCCTCTAGATGTAGCAAAAGCGCGGGCTACATACAGAGGCGCACAAGAACACATGCAGAGAGTGGCATTTTTCGGTGATACCAATCGTAAAATGACAGGTATGTTTAATAACGCCAACATCACTCTGACTAACTCCACCACCGACTGGAGTACAGCTACAGGTGCTGAAATGGTCAAGGACATGAACGACTTGCTTGTCAGCATTTGGATTGACTCTGCCAATGTTCACATCCCTAATGTCTTTTTGCTGCCTTCCGACAAATGGGCGATTGCTAGTAATAAGCGCATGGACACAGGTACAGACACCACCGTTCTTCAGTTTTTCAAAATGAACAACTTGTATACCGATATGACGGGTCAGGAACTGGAAGTTCGTCCAATCTTGCAGTTGAAAGATGCAGGCGCAAGTTCCAAGCCTCGCATGATGGCCTACGAGAAGAACCCCGATAACCTGACACTACGTCAACCCATCCCGTGGCGGCCACTTGCCCCGCAGCCTATTGGTTTACGGATCGAAGTACCCTGCGAATATAAGATAAGTGGTGTGGAATTCCGTTATCCCGGAGCGGCAGGATACAAAGACATGCCGTAGAATCAGCAACTTAAACCCTCTTCGGAGGGTTTTTTTTGAATCTTGTAATTAAGTATAAAACCTATATAATCGGTTACATATGTTTTATACTCGGATATACTGAAAGATGAAAACAAAAAGGGTCAGGATTAATAGAGATATTTTTATAAACCGCGCCAACAATATCCACTGTGACAAATTCAATTACGATCTTGTACAATTTGAAACCGTCCACGATTCCGTCACGATTATATGTCCGGTACACGGGTGTTTCGAGCAGAAGGCATACTCGCATTTGGCCGGTATTGGGTGTAAGCAATGTGGTCATGATGAAAGCGCTAAAAAAAGAAAAATGATAACTGACGAATTTGTAAAAAAAGCTAAAGAAATTCACGGTGATAAATACAATTACTCGTTTGTTAAATATGTTAAATCTACGTCAAATATTGTAATGATTTGTAAAATCCATGGTGAATTTAGTCAAACACCTAAATCTCACCTGCGTGGACAAGGGTGTCCGAGATGTAATGTCGGTGGTAGGTTGTCGCGGTCGGAATTTATAAAAAGAGCCAAAGAAATTCACGGTGATAAATATGATTACTCACTTGTTGATTATTCTCATTCTAAAACCCCAGTTATTATAATCTGTAAAATCCACGGTGAATTTAGTCAGACACCCGAGTCGCATGTTAAGCAACGGTCGGGTTGTCAATCATGCGGTGCAAGAATAACGGTGTCGAAAGATGAAACAGAACTTTATAGATTTGTCAAATCGTTAGCACCCGACGCAATACAAACAGATAGAAAAACAATATATCCTAAAGAGTTGGATATAGTGATACCATCGCACAAATTGGCAGTAGAGTTTAACGGAATATATTGGCATAACGACTCTACAAATAAAAACATATACCGCCATTTTGAAAAGCGTTTAAAATGTGAAAAAGAAGGTTACAGACTTATAAGTATACGTTCGGACTTATGGAAAGAAAGACAACAACAAATAAAATCAATAATACAAAACGCACTACAGAGTAATGCAAAAAGGATATTTGCCCGAAAATGTACAATTGAAAAGATAAAATACACAATTGCTAAACCTTTTTTAGACTCGAATCATGTTCAAGCATCAAGACCTGCATCACAATACTGGGGAATGTTTTACGATAGTGAATTAATCGCTGTCATGACTGTCACTTATAAGCGTAAAATAGACTCCTGGGAACTTGTGAGGTTTGCAACGTCTTGTAATGTGGTCGGCGGGTTAAGTAAAATGTGGAAACACATCACAACGGCTAACAATATTACTCAGGCTTTTTCTTACGTTGACAGGGATTTGTTCACAGGTGAAAGTTATAAAAATGCCGGCTTTGTTCATGATTCGACTAATGTAGGGTTTCGGGTTGTAGTTGGTAAAACTACAGAATCCCGTCAGAAATGGAATAAAGCTCCGGATAGACTTACACAGTCTGAGTGGTATAATCGCGAAGGTGTGTCACGAATATACGACTCTGGTCAAGATAAAATCGTATGGTGTAATCAACATAACAGGTGAGAAAAATGACAGTAATAAAATGTGGTGTGAATACCGCGCGTAAAATTGTAATCAATGTCGGCGACAAAGACGAAACACAATATGCGTTATTACCCGGCGGTGCGGATGCGCCGGAAGTTGAAGTACCCCCGAGCGTGTTAGATATTGAGTTTGTAAAAGGGTTGATTAATAGCGGTGATATTGTGGTTGTCAAAAGCGAGGCGACAACCGATAACATTGAAAACTTACGCAATCAATGTAAATTGTTGGGTATAAAATTTGAAAGAAATTGGAGCGAAAGTAAACTTCAAGAAGCTATCAATAAATTCACCGAATAGAATACCGCCCCTTTACGGGGCGTTTTCTATTCTCTGTCGCATCATTTTACGCTGTCTACACCTTGCTTTGCACACTTCTTGTCTGCTGCTTGTTCTTGTGTACCACTCTCCGCATTCCGGACATCGATACTGTAACGTTCCGCATGACGTACAACGACGCCTGTCGGTCATAGTTACCTCACTCTCTACATCTGAACCGTATTCCAGTATACCATTGCGCTGCTTCTATAGCGTACTGAGGTTTACAAAATGCTTCCTGATATGAAAACGTCAATCGAGGGTAATAAAATGGCTGAAGGCATTAATATCGAACATCACGATCATGATTATCATCCGAAAGGTTATGGCTATCGTCACGATGGTGCTGTGATGGGTTTCGGCTGGGGAATTGTGGCATTTATCGCATTTTTGGTAGTGATTTGGGCGGTATGGTCTAATCATAACCGTTGCAGCGACCAGCATCTGGTTAGTGTGCGTGCGATGGATCAGGTTGGTTATCAAGCGGGTTATGTTCAGAAACAACTTAATGACATGCAATACACACTAAACAACCAATGTAACAAAGATGACCATCGTTATGATGAAAATCTGCGTTTTGGTAATCCTGTAGGTAATCACACTCAAACGGCCTGCTATGCCCGTAAAGGATATGGTTACGGTCAAGGAAGTGTAATCAACGGTTCTCCAATCAACGAATCGCATACTTTCGCCTCTGAAAATAGTGCCTTCGGTTGATAACTTTGGAGGGTTAAAATGATTCATATTGATAACGAATGTCACAAAAATAACTGTGATGATGAATCTGCAAAAACTACAGTGCATTTGGAAAGTGATTGTCGTCGCGAACGAGAATGCAAACCTAAAAGGCATAATGAATGCGAATTTGAGTTTGAAGAAGCATTTGTTAGACCTGCCGTAGTTGCTGTAGATAACGGTACGACAATTGTTCAGGTCAAGCCGTATACCACTACTGTACAGTTACTTAACAACCCTGCACCACTGAAAACCTATTTCATTGATGTACGTCCGTTAGGTAAGCACGACAAGGGGAATGTTGTAATCACCTCCCTGGGTGGTATTGTATTGACTTCTTTCAGTGGTACTTACGGTACTACAGGTGTTGAATTGAATGGTATTGCTGCTTATCTGTCGCTTTCATGGGATGGTAACGCATGGGTGCCGGCCGTTTAATATCGCACAGGGGCATTCTGCGCCCCTGTTTCATTGATTCGATTGTTTGTCTGAAGTTTATTTATTTGATTATTAATTCGACTGATGAGGTTTATAATATGTCTTTTTTAACTTTAAACGGCTTGAAAAAAGCTCTTCGATATATTCAAGATAATAGTAAAACTATTAAATATCATCCTTTTGAACCATTGAAGGGTATGATTGTTATACCTAAGAATATGCCAGACGATGAGCAATATCATTTATTTCTGGTTCAAAAGTTTGAACCCCGTTTAATTGATAAATTCAGCAATGAATTAACATTACTTTCAATAAACGGACAAGAGTTTTTAGATGTTTTATCAGACGATAAATATATCGAAATACTTAAGAACCAAATCAAAAAGTTAGGATATTCAGAACCTTCCGACCGCCAAATATACAAACTTCTCAAACAACAGATGGGAGATTATTCTTCACCGGTTATAAACCATCTTAGTGAATTTATAACATTGATTGATAGAACAAATAACGAAATCGATGTCACGCCTAAATGGTCGGTCGAGCAACAACCAGAAACAGAATCACCTTTGATATTACCAGACGAGCCTGCCGCAATCGAAACCCCGAAAAAAAAGAAGGGGTGAAATATGTTAAATCCTAAACAAATGTCACATATCACCAAGGCCGCCCAATCTGGGGCGGCAATATCATTTGACCCGTGGGAAAAAAATGAAGGAGTGATTAAATTACGTAAAATTCACGCGGGTACTAGGATGGGTGAGACTCGCAGACTTGATGCTGCCAGATTGCAGATGCCATATATAAAAGCACTATGGGAACAAATGAGCGGCGGTTTGGCGGGCATGGCACTCCCGAAGCCAATGAAAGCATTCATGAACAGTATGTTTGAACGTGTTAAAACCGATCGCGAATATGCCCGACTGGTTTATAATATTTTCCCGCTAATTGCCGATAGATATGGTGCGGGTACTCAATGCAATGGTAAACCTCGTTTATCTTTTGTACGCATGAAAGATGACCCCGATTGTGCGCGGTTGCGCCGATGAATATACCGAAATTTTTAGCCAGTGAAGAATTGACGATATTAAAAGGAATTTTTAAAGATTACGTTGGTCCATATATTCAACGTAGGTTATCGGATGCGATGAACCCCGTTAGTATGACAAAAGAACAAGCCGCGCAAAAAGCCGAGGAAGATTTTCCACCTGCGCAAGGTGATGATTTTAATGCTGATGAATTCAAATAAAATAAAGGGGCTAACGCCCCTTATCTCTTAACATTTCTTTGATAAGCTCCGACCATGTGTTAAGCTCTTTGTCAATGATTTTATTTTCTGGATGCATTATGGAAATTACTCCCGATATTATTGCAGGATTTCGCGCTTTTTTTAAAGATTTTGCAGATCTGGATAAATGGCCGGATGACATCGTGACCACTGCGCTTTACGAGGCCGACACTGAGACCGGCGGCGCAGGCTGGGGTATTTATGAAGATATCCCTCAAAACTTTAAACGTCGCGGTATGTTTTATTTTGCCGCCGCGTGGCTATCCTCCAATTTTGGCGACGGCGGTATAGGTAACGGTATATCATCCGAAGCACGATTAAACGTCGCCAGTAAGTCCGTTGGTGATGAATCTATCGCGTATCGCACACCTTCCATGATGGACGTCGGGAATGACTGGCTTACTTACACTGTTTTTGGTCAGCAGTTTTACAGACTTAGAAGACGTGCGGGAATGGGTGCACGTGTCGCTTAGCAAGCGATATCACGTTACAAGTTCGAATACTTGAACCACTCCACCGCTATATACATCTAATTTTATAGCTGTGTTAACAGCCTCTATGCTGGAATAACCCATCATCATGGCTGCAAGGGCATACGACGAACCAGTACCGTGAGCGTCGCACCCTGTGAGTTGGTATATTGATGCTTGTGATTCTTTTTCACTTTTGTAAATGTTTACAACACTTCCATCATCACAAATACACGTCGCTGTAAAACTGGATACAGATGTATATTCGGTATTGTAATGTATGCCTAAAATCATTTTATCAATTACTTCAATTTCGGCACCAGCACATCCACAACAGGCTATTGCTATTATATTTTTATTATTGACGTTCCACACTTCTTTATTTTCTGGCGTGAATATTTTTTTACCTGATGTAGATATTATTGTACCACTATTGGTGGTCACTAGACTATCACTTGCTAAAAAGTGACCATCCCATGCAATTGTAGTCATTTTACAACCTCCAAACACTCAACGTTTATAGGGATTTCAACCCCACGCCAAACGCACCAGTACACATCGTTTTCTAACGAATCAACGTAAAGAATATCGCCAAGTTTTGGTAATTCTTCACATTCGAATTTTTTTGTTATTTTGATTTTCATTTGCCGTAAGCCTCCCTCAAAGAAAGCATCGCCGCAAACCAATAATCTTTCGGCGACATACGTGTTAATTTTCCATAAATTGCCAACCCTGCTAAGTATTGTGCCTCTTCAAATGCTCTTTTTTCTATTTTCATATTTTCGTTTTCCCTCTCTTGGTTTGATGAAATTGATAGTACATCATGTTGACAGTATCGTCAAGTACTCATTATCCCCAAAAAATACCCAGAGTGTAGGGGTGGTTTGGGGGTGGGATAACCACATGATTATAATAAGAAATTCCGGAAATTCCCCCAAACCCTGTAGTTTTCTCCTATTCGGTACTATAGCGTATATCCCTATGTCTTTATGTAATCTTATATATATATATATATATATATATTATTTATTAGGGGTAGGGGGTATATATAGTATAACTATAAGTAATATAAGAGGTTTTTTGATAGCCCGTTTAAATAACCCGTACAGGATGTACAGGGATGTAATTTATACTGGCGTTTCTGTCAGAACTGTGGCATTATCGCGTGATGCTAAAATTAAAAAATTTTCAACTTGCCAAAAATCAATTAGAACGCGAATTAAAAAAATTTCGCGGTAATAAATCCGTAACCGTGGGTATACATGAAGGTGCCGGAGATGTGCCGGACGGTAATATTAATATGGCGACATTAGGGGCTGTTTTAAATTTCGGTACTGGTGATGGTCACATCCCCGCTCGACCGTGGTTAGAGCCCGGTGTTGCCTCAGGTACACAAGAATATTTGCAAATAATTTCAAGCGGTATTAAAAACGGTGAGTCACTTGAATCTGTGCTTGATACTGTAGGGGTTGTGGCTACAGGTAAAGTGCAGGAATTTATGACAGAGTTAAGCAGTCCTGCAAATGCCGCAG